TGATCGACTCCTATATCCTTGCATTGGGTGATAGCAAGGCATTTTTATTAGTTATAGTCTGATACCACCACGCATTGGTTTACCGCGTGAGTTTTTTTTATGTACAGACGAAGCAGTTTTAGTAAAGCTTTTTTTAGATTTTTTGTAGTTAAGTTTTTTACGTTTAAACATTTGTATTCTCCAAGAGTTTAATTATTTTTTTATTTAGGACAGTTGTCCATTTATCAAGATTTTTAATTAGCCAAGGAATTAATAATGATTTTAGAAGATATCTAAGAGCAGTTTTTAAGATTATTGGCATATTATTTTTTGATTTATTTTTAGTGTTTTTTTAGGACATCCACCATGTAGAGGTGTCAGTCCGCACAGTTACATCAAGTGAGTAACTGTGCCGGTCTGTCTCCAGCCCGTTGTTTTATTGGGTTTTAGAGGTTTTTGAAGCCTCTTTTGCCTGCGGCGCATTTTCGCCACTTTGTGGCTGTTCAAAACCTTCGGTTTTGGGTTCGCCTTCGCTCACAATTTGTTCAGGAATTGGGCGTTGTTTTAAGCCCATTTCATACATTTGTTCATTGTTATTTTGGTCATCCATGAATGAGATGAAATTTGCAGGATCATTAGCAAATTGGTTTCGAATTTCACTCGGCAAGCCTTCGAACATAGAGTTGGCATTCGCCACAGTATTTAGCATTGTTTGATAATCCAGACCAGTAAGATCTTCGTAGCGAGCCTCGAAATCATTTACATGGTTTAAGACGCCCGTACGGTCGTATTTAGCGATTATTTTGTTAATATCGCATTCATCTCTATGACATTGCTCTACTCGAGCGTCTAGGGTAGTTATTGTTACTTTTTGTTTTTCGCCATAAGCGGAGCGAATTAAAGTTTTATTTTTCATAGTATTTTCCTTTTAGAATTTTCTAAAGATATTAGATCGATTGGTTCTACCAGATCGATTTAGGCGGGAGTTATCCCAACCACCGCCTTTTGATTTTTTAGTTTTTGTTTTAGTTTTAGTTTCAGCTTTTTTAAAAGCTTTTACTTTTTTGCCGCCTTTTTTAAACATTTGAGAAGCGCCATAAGCAGAAGCCGCACCGCCAAGAGCATAAGCGGCAGATGAAGAATCGTCTATACCTAGAACTTCATCAATAGCACCAGTACCAAGAGTTTTACCAGGTACACCATATTTAATAGCTTTCTTTTGTTCCTTAGTTAATAACTCAGTCGCTTCAAGATTTTTTATTTCTTGATTAGCACGACGTAAAGCAAGAGCAGAAGAAGCACCAAGAGAAGCACCTTTTGTAGCAGATTCCATTGGATCTCTTAGCTGGGGAGTAGAAGCACCAGAACCAGCACCACCAGTAGCAGATAAGATAGGATTAAGACCCGCCATACGGAGGTCTTTAGTAGCACGTTGATGAGCGGTTGAAGATAAACGCTCAGTTTCACGATTAGTAGATTTAGCAGAACTCCGGCCAAGAAGACCGGTAGCAAGACTGCCAATAAGTGAGCCACCACCTGCAGAAGATAGGAATGAAACTAATCCCATTACAGTTTATCCAAACCTGGAACTGAGTAAGTAGGCATAGGGCGCGCAGATTTCATTCTCATATAAGAATCGAAGATGAAGTGAGGTTCAGAGGGTACTGCAACCACACGATCAAGAGGAGGATTTTCCTCGATAAAGTCAGAGCCAAGAGTCGGAAGACTTGCGAACTCTTGCGAAAGATGCCAAGCATCAAGCGACTGCGCGTCATTTGAACGGAATTTACCCGTAATTTTTGAGGGCTTGTATCTATATTCAGCCCAGCGTTCTTGGTAGCCGAAGATGTCATCATCAGCGGAAGTACCGTCGGCATAGATTTCTTTATTTAATACAGCTTGTTCACCAATATTGGCAAGTGAAGGCCAGAAGAAGTCGTAGCGAGTAGAACGAGAGAACATGCGATCAAGACCTTGTTGGTATGTTAGGTCAGCACGTACGGATACAAGTCCGATTAGTATGCAATGTTCAGTAAAGGATTTTGTAAAGCCATGTCCATTTAAGGTAGAAGTTGCCATAGCGGCTAAGTTACCTTGAGGAGAAGTAGCATCTGTAGAAGATGTTTGTTCGATAGGAGTTACGATGATAGGAGATGAGCCTCCACCTAGGTATTCAGGACGTTGTAATCTGGCATCAGGAGAAGTCACACCGAAGTGCCCTTTGATAATTTCTGTATATCTTGAGCCCGCACGAGCGGTTTTTTCTAGTAAGTGTTGAATAGCGAAGCTTTCACGAAGTTGGTTAATTGTTGCAGAAGTTGCAGAAGATAAATCTGCATACAAACCACCTCGAGGGTCAAGACTAAAGTCATTACCAGAACCTGCTCTAATTTCCCAATTAAACACATCTACCGAAGAATTAGAAGTATGAGCATCAGTACCTGAATCATAAGCAAGCCAAGAATCAGCATTTGAAGTTCTCAAAATATCAGCAGATTCACCAAGAGGTAAAGAGACTGAGTCACCTTTTTGTGGCCACGGTAAACATGAAGTAAAGTAATCATGACGTTTTCCACGTCTTTGAATTACATAATCTGTTGAAGTATCCGGGCCATCAGATGTAGAAGTAGTTACAGAGTCTTGTAAGTTTTGATCACGATACCATTCGTTAAAGATCAAGTTATAGGCACGATGCCATAACGATGAATGTTCAAGTCCTGCGACTTGAGTAGGGATTCCGAAGTAATCAGATAATGACTCATTGTCATAGCCTCCGGCAGGAGAGGTCATTGTTGGAATTGTATAGTCGATTGAATCGCCTGGGTTGGTTTGTTCACCGTTGAATTTTTTCCAATTGTCCCAAAGTAATCGCACTGGAACAGCAAAGAAATGCGTGTCCATGAATGCGTTATCCATGACCGGGAAGATTGGAGTTGCCATACGGGCAAAGCCCGTCATGTTCAAATTCACAGAATCTCCTGGAAGGATTTCGTCCACGAGGATTGGAACGAGTTTTCCGGCATCAAACGTAGTTTTAAAGCCGTGAGATCTATCAAAAGAAGATCGTTGTATATTAGCGTGTGGTACTTCGCTAAATTGGTGTTTCATTACAGATTGCATAATAGTTTCCTTTAGTTATTGGATATTATTGGATATTATTGGTTAGAAAGGTATTTCATCGAAGTCTATGTCAAGCTTAGACTTAACAGATAGACGATATTTTGGGGCATTATTAATATTGGCATGATTTTCCCATGCAGAGATAGAGTAGTCATTGCCATCAACATTAATAGTACCAGTTAGATCGGGGTGCTTGTCGGAGATTTTATCATTCTCCCAGATTGCACCCTTATTTTTATTATCAAATTTCTTCATTTGATAGGAACTCCACGCCATTGCCGAGAGAAGTTTTGCCGAGTTCTACGAACTCAGCTGTATTGTCGTTCCACTCGCCTAGCTCGAACAGAGTATAGTCAGCAGGATGTTTAGAGATTTGAGAGTTTTCGTCATTTACCATATCGCCGAATTGGCGAATAGCCATAGACGTTTGAGGTAGATAGAACGGAGGGAAGTACGCTTCCGCTTTTGTGTCGTAGATTGTAAAGATTTTATGTTGCATTGTTAGACCTCCTATATTGATCTTATTAGTTTATTTAATTGAGCATGTTTTACTTGCTCTTTTACTGCGAGCCTTTCCGCAGTATTATCTTTTACATGCTTTTGCATGTTTTTCATCCTTTGCATTTTGATTTTTTCCATTTCATTAGGCATTAGATGTTCGTACATCTTATCATAGAATTTTGGGGGGCGAAAGGTTTTTTCGCGTAGGTGAATATTATCAGACGGATATACATCGTCTTTATATTTGTCGAACCATCCGGCAGCTATGCCAGGACGTCTAGACATTGTGTTGTACTCAGGCACAAGATTATATATTTCACCAGTATTAGAATCAACACGTTCGTAATGATTCTTAGCGTTCTTTCCATTCACTTTTTTCATTACATACCTGGCGACATAAGCCGCCGATTCGAATGTTACTGTTCCGATTGTTGAGAAACCAAACGGCCAGAGTTTTTCGAGT